AAGATGCAATTATTCGATATAATGCGAGTTCAAATCCAGCTATAAAAAATAGAATTTATGAAGAACATATAGCAGCCGCATTTGAAAAAATGGCAGAGAATTTAATACATACTTTTAAATTTTATTATTTTGATGTACCACTTGATAATGTTAAACACGAAGTGGTATCTTTTATGGTATTACAATTACCCAAATATAAACAAGAAAAAGGTAGAGCGTTTTCATATTTTTCTATAGTAGGTAAAAATTATTTAATTTTAAATAATAACAATAATTATAAAAAAATGAAAATACATGATGATATTATAACTTTAGATTATAAAAGAAATGTATTTGGTGAGAGCGAAAAATCTGAAGTTGATGAATTTAATAAAGAATTTGTAAATCAAATGTTAGAATATTGGGAAAATAATATTACAAATGTATTTCGTAGACAAAAAGATATTTTAGTAGCTGATGCAGTATTAGAATTATTTAGACGAAGATTAAACATTGAAAACTTTAATAAAAAAGCTTTGTATATTATGATTAGAGAAATGACAGGTTCTAATACACAACATATTACAAGAGTGATAAATCAAATGAAAAAATATTACGCTAATATGATACTGGAATTTTCACAAACTGGAGATATAGATACTTCAAATACAGGAAGTATTTTTTAATAAATACGCCATCTTAGCTCAGTTGGTAGAGCAGCTGATTTGTAATCAGCAGGTCCTCAGTTCGAATCTGAGAGATGGCTCGGGGCTGTAGCTCAGTTTGGGAGAGCGCCACACTTGCACTGTGGATGTCGCAGGTTCGAGTCCTGTCAGCTCCACTATAGGTATGAAACCTATACTAGTTAAATAATCCAATTAAGGAGGTGCATAATGCATCAAGCTACAAAACAAGTGGAATATACAAATAATAAGAATATACCTTTTCCTAATCTTACGTATATACCCCTTTCTTCATTAGAGTATGAAGTAAAATTAAACAGGGAAGAATATACCAAACTTACTCAAAGTATGGAAGACAAAACAATAATCAATGGTTTTATGGATGCGATTAAGGTATTTCCAAAAAACCCAATTACTGGTAAGTATAAGATAGCTGAAGCTACTCATAGAGTAAGAGCTTTAAGAAACATCTTTCAAGATGATGAAGATCCAATGGTACCAATAGCTATATTATGGTGGAAAGATGGTGAAGATGAAGATGAAGTCCTTTCTACTGTTATTGAGTTTAATGTTACAGGTAAAGCTTGGACTATATATGACTATGTAAAAGCTCGAGCGGGACATACTGGTTATAAACCGTCAGTAAGTAAAGCTTTTAAAGAGTTACATAGTGATATGAAAAAGTTAAAGCCAAGATTGTCTAATTCTATAGTTGCTAGTATTTATACTGGTGAATCAAGAGTTCATACTGTTATTAAAGATGATAAATTAGCTAAGAACTTTGATATTAGTAGTAGAAGACATTACATTAATACGATGACAGGTAGATTAGATACTTTAGTTATTGAAAACGGTAAAAAAATAGTTACTAATGGTTTTCTTCGTAGATATGTTGACGGTTTAAATTCAAAGATTAACGCATATGATGACTATAGTAAGTGGACAGCTTTTTTCCAAAGGTCTATTACTGAAGCTGAAAGTGGTATTAAATGGATCAATGCTGGTAAACAACCATCTTTACCAAATGATGACGAGTCATTTAAACTATGGTTTAATCAGATATAATCTGATTCATATAAATAAAAAAAGGGGAACGTAATTGTTCCCCTTTTTCATGTTTGATAGTGTAGGGCTATCAAACCTATTTCGCTCCTACTTACGAAATAAACCCACCAACACCAACAATGCGACGAGTCCGGCGAAACCCGATTCGCCGAATGTGTTTATGATAGATGTTAGGTTACCAATAACTTTGACACCAAAGATACCAGATCCAAAGATTACTTCAGAAACAGCACCTATAGCTACAAAAGACATCATTAGATGAGCTAAGTCATCAACGTATCCTTTAACCATTGTTATGATTTCCTTCATCGGTTATCTCCCGTTAGTTAGAAAAAAAGGGTAAATCGGTAAAAACCTCAAAACCCTTTACTCAATAATAACTATATACGCATACAAATAATAAATTTCAATATATATTTATATATAGAAGTTTTTAGGTTGTAATATATTTATATTTGAGTAATAATATTTAAGGTAAGCTATGGCAATTGATTACGAAATCTTTGAAGGAAAATCACTTTCTTCTCTTTTTAAAGACATATACGATAATACACAATACAATCGTAAACAACTTGATGTGTTAACGAAAGAACTTGTTCAATTTATTAAAGACGGCGACACCGCAATTCAGATAGTACCGATGATAAAAGAGTACTTAGAAATTAATGTAAAAAATGATGACCAGCTTGTAAAAATGGCAGGAGTTGTTCAACGATTAATTTCCGCGGAAAGTAGAGCTGGTGCTGAAGATGAATATGGATTATCAGAAGAAGAGAAAGCACAACTACTTACAGGAATGGAAGATGTTGTTAAAGATTTACAAGTAGAGTCAGATAAAATACACAACAAAATAGAATCAGTAAAAAAGGTAAGTTAAATGGCCTGGAAACATAAAAGAACTGTAGATACAACTACGTCTTACCCAACTGGTATGCCAACTTATTCCAGAATAGCTTCAATGGTAAAACAAATTATTAATGCTTCACAATATGATTATCATGAATCAGAAGCTTTTGAAGTACGAGAGGTTATAAAAGAGTCATTTAGAGGTGGAGCGTATGGAGCAGTAAGAGGTACTTTTATTAATAATCCACATCAAGAATTACTCGGTGGAGTAGTTTTACCTTTAATGCCTAATATAACAAATATACCTTTAATTGGTGAGCATGTAGTAGTTACAGAATATAATGGTCAACATTATTATACAAGTATTATAAATAGAAAAAATTCACCGAACGAAAACGCTATACCAGGTGCTAGTGGTATCTATGAAAAAAATACAAAATATGGTGATACATTTGAAAGAAAAAATGTTAAACATATTCAAGTAAATGAAGGTTCTATTGTATATGAAGGTAGATTTGGACATTCAATACATTTTGATGGTCAAAAAAATAAACCATCTATTAAAATACGAACAAATATAGATACTGGTGACGGTGATTTCACTACTGAAGACATTGATACAGATGATAGTTCAATTTATTTAACATCAGACGGATTATCAGGTACAGAGTTTGACGGTGAACAAATTAAGGGTAAAAAAATACTAATAAAATCTGACGGTATATTTATTAAAGGAAGTGGTGAAAATGGTGAAGTTAGAATTATTGGAGATCAATCTATTAATTTAAATTCTGATCAAATAAAAATAGGTAATGGTGCTAATCAACCCGTAGTAAGGGGTGATGATTTAAAATCATTTTTAAATGACTTTTTAACGGACTTGGATATAACCTTTACAAATGCTATGACAGCTATCACACCAGCTGGAGTAATTGTTACAGGTGGTGGGCCAGCCGTGGTTCCTTTTAAAGCCGGTATACTTGCTTTACAAACAAAATTAGCTAATAATACAATGTTAAGTAATAAAGTAAAAACAACATAGGAGTTATTATGACAAAAAAAGAGTTAATGAAAATAATACAAGAAGTAGTCCGTAAGGAAGTAAAAAAAGAAGTGCAAAAGATATTTATAAAAGAAGAAACTTCACCTTTACTTCAAGACGCGGTAGTAAAAAAACCAAAACCTAAAAAAGAAGAAATTAGTTATTCATCTAATAAGACTTTAAATAAAGTTTTAAATGAAACAGTTGGACTTTCAAAAACAGATAAACAATTAGAAGAATATCCAACAATGAGTGGTGAAGCATTTGATTCAAGTCGTATGACTGAACTTCTTGGATATGGAAAACCAGAAGAGGTTAGAAGAGATATGGTAGCAGTAGATACTTTACAAAAAGCGGGTAAGTCTGTAGGTGAAGTTCCTGAACATATAACAAATGCTTTAACAAGAGATTATTCTGGTTTAATGAAAGCCATGGATAAAAAAGGAAAATAAATGTCCGCATTAGAAACTGATTTAAATCCTAATACTTATATTGGTTTATCTTTTCCTATAAGACGAGATAGATTTAATGACTTTGCAATGACAAAGACTTCATTACAACAGGCTAAACATAATTTAAAAAATTTACTATTGACATTTCCAGGTGAAAGAGTAGGACAACCTGAATTTGGTAGTAGATTAAGAGCATTATGTTTTGAACAAATAGATGATGAATTACCGGGTAAACTTGAAGAAGAAGTAAAACAGGCAGTATCAGTTTGGTTACCGTATATTAATATACAAGAAGTTAATACATTAACTGAAGAACAAGATCAAAATAAAATTCATGTGGAAATAAAATTTTCTACTACATTGAATCCACAAACACAAGAAGCAATAACAGTAGATGCAAGCTATACAGCAGAGCGAGTTTAGGAGTAATTAAATGGCCCGAACAAGTATAAAAAAGAATGTAGTTAAACAAGTAAATTATCTTAATAAAGATTTTAGTGATTTTAGAGATAATCTTATAGAGTTCGCTAAAGTATATTTCCCAAATACATATAATGATTTTAATGAGGCATCACCTGGAATGATGTTCATAGAAATGGCAGCATATGTTGGTGATGTACTTTCTTATTATATTGATTCACAATTTAGAGAATCGTTACTTGCATACGCGGAAGAAAAACGAAACGTTTATAACATAGCTCAGTCATTTGGATACAAGCCAAATGTTACGGCACCATCAAATGTTGTGTTAGATGTATTTCAAACTATTCCAGCATTGAATGAGAAACCTGATGAAAGATATGCATTAACTGTTAATGCGGGAGTACAAGTTAAATCAACAAGTACTGGTACAACGTTTAGAACATTAGAAGATTGTAACTTTAAATTTTCAAGTTCCTATGACCCACGTGAAATTACAATATTCGAAAGTGATTCAGGAGCTCCTACAAAGTTTTTATTGAAAAAGAAAGTTAAAGCTGAGAGTGGGAATATAACTACAGAAACTTTTACATTTGGTGCAGCAGAAAAATATAGTCAAATTAAATTATCAAATCCTAAAGTTATAGAGATAATATCTGTAACTGATAGTGACGGTAATGCATGGCATGAAGTTGATTCGTTGGCTAGAGATACAGTTTTTGTTGACATGGAAAATAATTCTACTAATGACCCTACATCAGTAACTAATAAAGATACTGCACCTTATATTTTAAAATTAAATAAAACATCACGAAGATTTACAAGTTATATTGATCAAAATGATTCAACAGTTCTTAGATTTGGAGCAGGAATATCTGAGAACGCAGATGAAGAAATAATTCCGAATCCAGATATGGTTGGGTCAACCTTACCTGGTAGTCCTACTTATTTAACAACAGCTTTTGATCCAAGTAACTTTTTAAAAACTAAAACTTTTGGATTAGCACCAGCTGCTACAACTCTTAGTGTAAGATATGCTTACGGTGGTGGTATAGATGATAATGTAAATGCTAATGATATTACGGATATATCAAACATCACATATACAATACAAGATAGTTTGTTAACAACATCATTAGTTCAAGATGCAAAAGATTCAGTATCATTTACTAATCCAAAACCAGCTACAGGTGGGTCAGCGGGTGAATCAATTAGAGAAGTTAGAGAAAACGCATTGGCATTTTTTCAAGCTCAAAGTAGAGCTGTAACAAAAGAAGATTATATTGTAAGAGCATATTCATTACCACCTAAATATGGTAGTATAGCTAAAACTCATTTAGTACAAGATGACCAATTAAATAAGTCTATAGGTACTGATGAATTAGAAAGAAAAGTAACTCAAGAAGATGTTGATAATGAAAGAACAATAAAATCATTACAAGTTAGAACACCTAATCCGTTAGCAATGAATATGTATTCTTTAGGATATGATTCAAATAAAAAGTTAACACCATTAAATCAAACGGTTAAAGAAAATTTAAAAACTTATTTATCACAATTCAGATTAGTTACAGATGCTGTTAATATTAAAGATGCTTATATAATTAACATTGCAGTTAATTTTGCTATCTTAACAAAAGCAGGTTTTAATAAAAATGATGTACTTTTAAGATGTGTAGCCTCAGTTAAAGATTTTTTCGATGTTGATAGATGGCAAATAGGTCAACCAATTATTATGTCTGATATAGCTTATGAATTATCTTTAGTAGATGGTGTAGCATCAGTTGTAGCTCCTACAGATAATAATCCTGAAAAATTACCTGTTGTTATTGAAAACAGATATAAACCTGGAGAAGGATATTCTGGTAACTACTATGATATAAGAAGTAGTTTAATTGACGGTGTTTTATATCCAGCTTTAGACCCAAGTATTTTTGAAGTTAAATACCCCAACGCCGATATTAAAGGTAAAGTTGTTGGTGATAGTTTGGGTATAACGGAGTAAGTAAATGCATTATTTTTTATTTCCAGAAAAAGACACAACTCTTTTCGAAGCCAGTTCCAGTTTGAACGCGGGTTTAGATGAAGTATTAGAAATTAGAAAAAACGTTAGTGAGACTGGAGCAACTGTAGACGTTTCTCGAATTTTAATGAAATTTGATTTAACGTATATTTCAGAATCAATTGTAAATAATAGAATAACAAATCCTAAATATTTTTTAAATTTGTATGACGCTAATCCAAAAGCATTGGCAACATCACAAAGTTTATATGCATATCCAGTTAGTGGTTCTTGGGATATGGGTACAGGTCGTTCATACGATAATCCACAAACAGCTGATGGGGCGAGTTGGAAATATAGATATGGTGATAGTAATGGTACAACATGGTCTTCAACTGTAAGCTCTTCAGGTGGAGTTTGGTGGAGTGGAAGTGGATTTGAAGCCTCACATTCTTATGACCATAATACTAAAGATATGAGAATGAATGTTACATTACTTGTAAATCAATGGTTAAGTGGTTCAATTGTAAATGATGGTTTTATGATTAAACGAAGTGGTAGTATAGGAAATGCTGATCCTTCAGCTTCAGAAGGTAGTACAGCTCGATTAGGTAGTTTTGCATTCTTTTCATCTAACACTAATACAATATATCCACCTACATTAGAAGTTGTTTGGGATGATTCTAAATGGTCAACAGGATCATTATCAGCATTAACAGGTTCTGCTTTAGAAGATATGACAATTTATATGAAAGGATTAAGACCTGAATATAAAGAGAAATCTAAAGCAAGATTTAGACTTGTAGGTAGAGAAAGATTTCCAGCTAAAACATATTCAACAACACCCTCTAATTTAAATGTAAAATATTTACCAAGTACTTCATCATTTTATTCTATAGTTGATGCTGAAACTAATGATGTTATAGTTCCATATGGAACTGGTTCAAAACTAAGTTGTGATTCAACTGGTAATTATTTTAACTTGTGGTTAGACGGATATCAACCTGAAAGATATTATTCTATACAGTATAGAGTTGTAAGTGGTAGTGGAACAGTTGAAGAACTTGACCAATATTTTGATGAGGGATTTACGTTCAAGGTATCGCTGTAATGCCTTACACAAAACCAGAATTAGAAACCATAGATTTTTATCAGTCTTTTGTAAAAGGTCTTCGAACTAAATATTTAAAAGAATTAAAAGAATACGCTGAAACTGGGTTTAGACAAAATGGAGTTCTTTATTCTTTTGAAGATATAATATCTACAGCTGGTATAGAAGATGCTCAATTAAGCAATAATATGAACTCGTTGTATAATACTTACTTGACTGTAGAACAACAAGAGTCAGTAAAAACATTAAATAATTATTTTTATCCAAGATATATAAAAACTAAAACATTAGAAAAAGTAGTAGATAGAAGTATTTCAGAATTAGCTGAATCAAAGTTTGCTGAAAAGTTACCAGATGATATAGAGAATGGTGATGTAGTTACAAATGAAGATGCAAAAGATTTTAGGAGATGGCTTATAGACACTAATCAAAAAAGAATATTTCCAGATTTGGCAACATATTATGGTAGAGGATATGCATTAGGAGGATTGAAGACTCTCAATAAAACTGTATTAGAGACTATCCCTGATGGAGAACCTGTAGAATAATGAGTAGATTAAATGAAAAAGATTTAGAACTTTTACATACGGGTCAAACAATAGATTTGGCTTCAGCTCAAGATGCTTATTTGGGTGGTGAATTTACTACTAACTCAAATGATTATATTCAAGTTTTAATTTATGATACAAATAATAATTTTATAGAAAGTGGTATCGCTGACCCAAGTGATTATTCATATGATAATGATATCGGAGTAAAATTAAATACAGGTACTATTCTTAGAAAAATGGGTTATGATAGAGGTAGGTATGTTGTAAAATATAATTTTTTAAGAAAAGCTGCAGGTTCATACGAAACAATATTAGTTGATTCTCAAGGTAATAGATGGTTTGGTGATTATCATACAATGCCAGGTGGTACTATTATGACAGGACGAGCACATTCAGATACATCTAAAGTTTTATTTTTAAAAGAGTATAAATATTTTATACATGAAATATCACCGTCAAGAAAAGAAGTACGATTAGCACCACAACCTATAGAAGATGATAGATATTTAAATGATTTTTATTATGCACAAAAACAAGTTAAAAAAATAACATTACCTAATTTATTAAGTTTTTCCGCAGATTCAGATGCATTGAAACCTGATAGTACTACATTACAGG